CCGAGATCCGTGGCGGCGACCGTGGCCCGGTGTCGGAGCTGTGGCCGCTGCACTCCAGCCGGATGGAAGTTGAGCGGCTCGAGGACGGGACGCTCCGCTACAAGTACCGGGAGCCCGACAGCAACCGGCAGACCATCTACCGCCAGGACCAAATCTTCGCCCTGCGGTTCACGACCGAAGACGGGTTCACGCCCGTGCCGACGTACAAGACGTTCGCCAATGCCATCGGCCTGGCCCAAGCGTTGGAGACGCACGGCAGCACGTACTTCGGCAACGGAGCCCGGCCGGGCATCGTGCTGGAGTCGGATAACCCGATCCCCATTGAGGCGGCCGAGCGGCTGCGTGAGCAGTGGGAGCGGATGCACCGTGGCGCTGACCGGGCCTTTCGTACGGCCATCCTGCCCAACGGCGTAAAGGCCCACGAGCTTACGGGCAGCAACGAGGCGGCCCAGTACCTCGAGACGCGGCAATATCAGGTCATTGAGATTTGCCGGGCGTTTCGCGTTCCTCCACACATGATCCAGAGCCTGGAACGCAGTACATACAGCAACATTGAGGTGCAGGGCACGGAGTTTGTGCAGCACTGCCTGCTGCCGCACCTGAAGCGGTGGGAAGCCGCCATCAGCCGCGACCTGATTGGGGATGACGAGCGGTACTTCGCGGAGCACAGCGTGTCGGGCCTGCTGCGTGGTGACCACGCCAGCCGCTCGGCCTACTACGTCTCGGCCCTGCAGAACGGGTGGATGACCGTCAACGAGGTGCGAGAGCTGGAGAACCTCAACCCGATTGGACCCGAGGGCGACCAGCACTTCGTGCCGCTAAACATGACGCAGCTCGACACGCCCGAAGATGCCTCGCCTTCCGAAAGCGTGGACGACCAAGACGCCGACATGCCAGAAGAGCAAGCGACCGACCCCGCCGGTGATGTTGCCCCTGTGGCCGACCTGCAACAGCAGGCGCTGAACGGTGCGCAGGTTTCTTCACTGCTGGAAATCCTGGCGAACCTGTCCTCCGGTCTGCTTACCACAGATGGCGCAAAGGCGTTGATCTCTGGTGCGTTCCCGACCATTCCGGCGGAAACCGTCAACAGCATCATTGCGGGCGTCAACGAAGGCGTCCAGCCAATCGAATCGCAACCCGTAGGAGACAGCGGCAATGGACCTTGAGCGACGGTGTCTGGACTTTGACGAGGTGCCCGAGGCCGAGCTGACCATTGAGAAGCGGTCCGATGGCCGCGAGGTCATCACCGGCTATGCCGCCGTCTACAACCAGTTCAGCCTGCCGCTACGGGAAGGCGGCTCGGCGTTCCGCGAGATCATTCGCCCCGGTGCGTTTGATAAAGTTCTGCGTCGCGCCCGTGGTAAGCAGGACGTGGTGGCGCTGCTCAACCACGACAGCAACCTCATCCTGGGCCGCACGTCCTCTGGCACGCTTGAGCTGTCGAGCGACGACAAGGGGCTGCGGTACACCGTGACGCCGCCCGATACCCAGGTGGGTCGGGACACTCTCAGCCTCATTCGTCGTCGGGATTTGCGGGGCAGCTCGTTCGCGTTCGCGGTGGACGAGAGCAAGGGGGCCAACTGGTCGAGCGACGACCAGGGGGCCATTAGGGAGATCCGCGAGGTGAGCCTGTTGGCCGACGTGTCGGTCGTGCTGACCCCGGCCTATCCGGCCAGCAGCGTGGCCGTGGCTCAGCGGTCGTACGAGGCGTGGCTTGCCAGCCAGGAGACAACGGAGGAGCCGGCGGCCCCGCTTGCCGAGCGTTCGGCCCTGCGGGGCGTCGCCCAGGCGTGGGCCGCTCTCCTGCGACTCAAGAACGTATGAGCGAACAACCACGCTGCACGTGCGGTGAACGGCTCCGCACCCGGTCCAGCCGTCCCGTTGGGGACGAGCGGCAGCGGTACATGCGATGCCCGCGGTGCGGGGCGCGTGCGGTGGCGTTTGTGAAAACAACACATTCCGAAGTGCGTTACTGCAAGGCACCCCAGGTGCGTTCCTAGGTTGAACCCAGACGGCAATCACGCCTCTGGAGACAACGCTCATGGATCGCCTTTCCGCCCTTCGTTCCGAAGCCGCCGACGTTGCCGAGCGCATCGAGACGCTTTCGGCCCTCGAGTCCGACAACAAGTCGGACATCGACGCCCGCAACCTCGAGCTGTCGGGCCTGACCGACAAGGCCAAGGATCTGGCCGGCAAGATCGAGTTTGAGCAGAAGGTGGCCGACTCGGCCCTGGCCCTGCGGGCGGTCGCCGACCGCTGCAAGCCGGCCCCCGAGGTCGTGCGTGACGATGCGGCCCGCATTGAGCCCGTGTCCTACCGTGGCCGCCTGAAGGCGTTCAGCAACGACGAACAGGGCCGGCGTGACGCCTACTCGTTCGGCAAGTGGCTGCAGGGCTACGTGCACGGCGATGCCGATGCCAAGCGGTGGTGCCACGACCACGGCGTTGAGAGCCGGGCGCTCGGCGAGTCGGTCAACTCGGCCGGCGGTGTGTTCGTGCCCGAGATTGCCAGTGGTCAGGTGGTGCGATTAGTCGAAGAATTCTCCGTGTGGCCTGCGGCCATGCAGCTCGTCCAGATGCCCAGCGACACCGTGACGGCCGTGAAGCGGCTCACCGGCGTGACGGCCAACTGGACCGGCGAAAGCTCCGAGATCCTGACCAGCGACCCGTCTGCCACCGACATCCGGCTCGTGGCCAAAAAGCTCACGGTTGGCACCCGCGTCAGCAACGAACTGCTGGCCGATGCCGCGGCCGTCGGTGACTGGGTGATCGCTGAGTTCGCCACGGCCATCGGCGAGAAGCTGGACCAGGCGGCGGTGAACGGTGACGGCACCAACGCCTACGGCGGCGTCTACGGTATCGCCAACAAGATCCTGACGGCGGCTGGCTCGTTCCACAAGCCGGCCTCGGCTCGGGATGCGTTTGACGAGTTCACGGTCAACGACTTCCTCTCGGTCGTGGCCCTGCTTCCGACCTACGTGACGAGCCCCCGCTGGTACATCTCCAGCGCCGGTTTCGCCAACTCGATGCAGCGGCTCGACCTTGGTGCCCTTGGCCGGCCGAGCTTTGAGAACGGCACCGGGTTCAGCTTCCTTGGCTACCCTGTGACGATCACCAACGTCCTTCCGCGGTCGGGCAACCTCGACGAGAAGGTTTCGGTGCTCTTCGGCGACGCCAGCCTGGCCGGCATGTACGGCATCCGGTCGGCCTTCGCCACGAAGATCAGCACCGAGCGGTATGTCGAGCTGGACCAGACCCTTTACATCGGGGTGGCCCGCGCGGACATGGTCTGGCACTCGGTCGGCTCGGCCACTGAGGCCGGCCCGATGGTGGCTCTTGTCGGCAACACCTGATATCTGACCCTCTAGGAGAACCTGAAGACATGAACCACCTCGAGAGCACCAAGACCGTTGCCAGCATCGGCACGGCCGACACGGCGACCGGAGCGACGTTCAGCCACGTCATCGACACCCTGGGGTATGATTACGCCAGCGTGGATGTGGTGCTTGAGGCCAATGCGGCTTCGACCGACGCCATGGCTCGGGCCTTGGTCCTGCAGCAGAGCGACACGGATGTTTCGTCGAACTACGCCAATATCACCTCCTACGTGGGCGGTGGGGCTGGCGGGTTCACGATCCCCACCACGTCGCTGTCGAGTGCCAGCAACGTGGCGCGGTTCAACGTGGATATGCGTGGCAAGCGGCGTTACCTGCGGGTCCAGGCGACTCCCCAGGCGGCCAGCGTGGTCTGCTCGGTCGTGCGGCTGGGTAAGGCCGAGGTTGGCCCCGTGGCGGCCTCTGAGGTCGGCGTGGGCGTCGTGGTCAGCGGCTGACGCTTGACACAGTACCGAAAGTGAACGGCTGGCAGGGCACACGCCTTGCCAGCCGTTTCGCTTTTGGAGACTCCATGAAAATCACGGTTGGCAACAGTGAGGTGGACGTGCGGGTCGAGGCGTGCCTGTCGATGCCTAGGCTGTCGTTTACGGCCAACACCTTCGCCTGGGTGCAGGCCCTTATGCCGCTCAACATCCGGCCCACAATGGGCACGGGCGTGTTCTGGGACCAGGTGCATACCAGGGTGTGGGAAGGCTTCATAGACAAGTGTGAATATCTGCTGCTTATCGACTACGACTCCTTCTTCTCCCAGGCCGACATTGAGCACCTCTTCGCCCTAGCCCTGACATTCCAGTGCGACGCCCTGGCCCCGCTGCAGACCAAGCGGGAGGACGGCCGCCCGATGCTCACGCTTAAGGGCAACCTCGACAATCCGCCTGAGGGTGGCAGCACATCAGTGCCGCGCGAGTGGTTTGCCTCGCCGGTCCAGGAGGTAGACACCGCCCATTTCGGCTGCACGATCCTGAGCACGGCCGCGCTGAAGCGGTGCACGAAGCCGTGGTTTTGGAGCAAGCCAGCTCCTGATGGCACCTGGGGCGACGGCCGGCGGGACCCTGACATCTGGTTTTGGTCAAACTGGCGGGAAAGCGGCAACAAGGTTTTTGTGACGCCACGGGTCACGATTGGCCACGGCGAGTACATGGTGACGTGGCCGGGTAAGGATTTGCAGAAGCCTGTTTTCCAGTGGACTTCGGAATACACCAAGACGATGACGCCGCCAGAAACTGCATGGAGAGCCCCGGAATGAAGAAGATACGTCTAGTGCGTCCGTTCCGGTCGTACAACAAGGGCGCGGTGCTGGACGTACCCGGCGGCCAGGCCCACGAGATGATTCTGGCCGGCTACGCCGTATTGGAGACGCAGCAGGAGCTGCTCGACACCGCGGCCGTCGAGCCCGAGGTAAGGACCGCCGACGCCACGCCGAAGAAGCGGAGCCGCAAGCAGTGAAGTACCGCAGCCTCGTACGTGCGACCCAGCCGGCCGTCGAGCCCGTGACGCTTTCCGAGGCCAAGGCCCATCTGCGGGTAGACGTGTCGGATGACGACTCGCTCATCTCGGCCATCGTCAAGGCCGCCCGTGAGTTTGTGGAGGAGTACCTCGACCGGTCGCTGGTCCACACGCAGTGGACGCTACGCACCGACGCCTTCCCGCGGGAGTTTGAGCTGCCGCGGCCGCCGATGGCACAGGCTGGCACGACTACGGCCACGGTGGTGACGTACACGCTCGAGACGCAGCAGACGGCCACGCTTAGCACGGCCGAGTACCGGGTGGACCGGGCGGCCACGCCGGGCGTCATCCGCACGACGTACGCCGGCACCTGGCCGGGCCACCTCTATGACGAGAACGCCGTGAGCGTGACGTGGTGGGGTGGCTACGG